CTGCAAAGCTTGGTCCCGAATCAATCTCAACATCAAAATCGCCAATGCCAAGATCATTCTTCACATTACCATCATTATCACGTTCATTAATCGTAATAGGCTCTGATTTGCCGTCTTTTTTGGATAGCATCATCGATCTTTCATCTTGGCCTATGATATAGGGCAATAGATCATTAACGACTCTACCACCCTGTTCAACAGCTTGCGCCATGTTGTCCTGGAACACATAGGCACTCATGCTCCCTTCGAGTTTACGTTCACGTCTTGCTTTGCCAGAGATATCGCGTCCTTGTAATGCCTCGGTTTCACTAAATCCCAAAATTTCTCTAATATCTTGAGTTGCTCGTTGGAAATTTTGCATGATTGCTGGTGATAAATCCCAAGGTGGTTGTTTGACTGGCATCTGACCAGTTTTGGGATCTGGCTTGGCTCGCAATATCCCCATTTGAAGCTCAGGATTACGCCAATCCTGTTCATAGCCAGAAATATTGTCAGGGGTTCCCAACCACTGCTCACGGCGTCTATTTTTGACCTCTGCGGCAATTTCAGATCCGAAATAATTAACACATTTTTGAGCATCACGAGCTTCATGAATAAATGACCTTGTGTATTGTCTGCCTTCGATATAATAACTATCCCCGTCCACAAAGATAATCGGCAATTGTTTGCTTGGCCATTCACTAAAATCAATAATTTGATTTTTTATAAGCCTATAATGCATGATCCTATAATCTTGTGTTTGACGTTCACCAATAACCTGCGGCTTAATTTTATCAATAATTCCTTCTACTTCCGTACCTTCGGTAATTTGTTTTTGTTTCTTCCAATTTTCATTGAGTTCTTCAAGCTCAGATTCATTGACAGTACTACCATCAGATAGCTTATAAATAATGATCGGAAACCATTCTTTAACGAAGTAATCAGCAACTGTAATAGTGTCACGAGTCTGCCACTGGAAATCGAGTAGCATATAAGGATCAATGTAAGAAACTGGATCAGTGACGTAAGGATAAGTTGCGAAAAATTCATCCCGTGTAAATACATAGAACCTCCCGCAATAGTTGCCATCACCCTTATGTGGTTTTAATGCTGTCGGATCAAAGATAGTACGCGTAGGGTCGCTGATAAGATCATATTTAATAATTTGATTAAACGAATGGGGCGATTCATAATCAAGCATGATTTGAAATGCACCAAAACCCATCATTAAGGCGCTCTTAAATGCTGTTTGATAAACTAAGTCGTTCTGACTTTGATAGGATATTGTTCGGATTAAATCGGCTCGGAGGTTTATTTGTTCTTGTGTTGCTTTACCTGTTAGGGATCGAACTATTATGTCTGGCTTGTTTTTCCGTTGCTCGCCAGCTATTTTCTTAACTGCATCATAAAGCTTATTGAATGTCATCGCGGGTTTGAACAACCGCGTGAATTCAGACCGTTCTATAGCTGTCCATTGGTCCCTGATACAGAAATTTAGATCATCTTTGCCTCTAACAATGTTCTCATTGAAATAACTGTTCCAGATGTTGAAATGCTTCATGGCCTGACTAAGCACTTCTTGCTCATTGATGCCTGCATCATTGAGCATTTTAAGGCGCTTTGATTCCATTTCGTCAATAACTTCTGGATCTAGCGTTTTTTCATCCGATAATTCGCGTTGCATCAATAACCATCCTTGGCTAATAAAAAATGCCGGTTTTATTCCCGTATACCGGCCAATACGTTATTCAAGGCAAGGAAGGAGCCTGTGGAATTCATGCCGGATTCATTCCACAACGTCCGGCAGCGTCGCATGAAGCTCAAGGGAGAGCTGGAATTATGGTAATGACGATAACGTAATCGTGCCGCTAGCGCTAAATACAGGCTTATAGAATTGGTTTCCATTACTAGCTGCTACTTGGACAATATCAGTTGAATAAAGCGCTATAGCATTCATTTTAACGTAATTGTTCAGATAGCCTGCTGCTGTAATAGATGACAGTGAATCGGTACTATTCAATTCACAGAGCCTCGGAACCATATAATTTTTACCAGGAGAATTGGTGCGTAGGGAGATAATCGCCATGATTGATATCCTTATCAAATTGAGTTCATTGGCATAATTATAGCGCGACTTATCCCAAATTACATCATTCGGCTGGCAGCATACTGATTATCATTTGCAGCACTGAACCTAGACCGCAAACGATATTGCGTATTAAAGGATCAGGAATGACCTTGCATAATGAATTAACAGTGTTTGCAATGCCTTGTAGGATTTCTTTAAGTAGCTTCCAATCGAATTGATGGATCAATTGTTCTTCTTTAGATTTAATTTCGCTTTCCATGAATAACGTCCTTGTATCGGTAATTAACCCCATACTATGCCTTTTCCACCACAAACTATACACACATTTCCTTTGCCTTCACAAACAGAACACCTATATGGTTGAATACGATGTTCAGATTCTAACTTATCTATTTTATCTTCTAATTTTTCTATCTTTTTGCTAAAACTCTTCATTAATACAAGATCTATAAGATTAATTTTATTTATTCTTTCTTCCGAGTCGTTATTAATTATCTCAAGATTAATATTTATACATTCTTCTAATTTTTTTATCTTTGTGCTAAAATTTTCCATTAATATAAGATTACTTTTATTTATCCTTTCTGAAGAATTATTAATTATCTCTAGGTTAATATTTATATGTTCTTCTAATTTTTCTACTCTATCTTTCAATGTTTCAAATAAACATACTTCACATATTCCTGGAAGATTTCCATGTTTACATAAATTAGTTCTTCCTACATAATGACAACCTGACATTATTTCACCTCATTTCTTCTTACGTTTCTTTTTCTTAACATGTTCTGGCAATGCTTTAAAACTTGGCGTTGCTGCTGCAAACTCTTCCGCCACACCTTTCTTAAGTTCACCCCGTTTTTCCATTGCGAACATTTTACGCTGCTGTGCTTTACTTTTGAATGGGCACATAATATATCCTTGCGTTATTAGTTAAATCCTACCTGCTGTGCATATATATTCAATAACTGACTGCATAAGAAAAACTCTTGCATCGTCATGGTAATAGTATTGCGTAATGCAAATGATGCAGCTTGTGCCAATGGCACATAGTTAATCGTAAAAATGGCTGATCCTATGGATGTCTGCGTATAGTCGATATGCAAAGCACCTTCACTTACAAAAGTAATATCAAACTCACATAGTGGCAATGATATACCGCGTGAATTCTGAACACTTGGAAAATTAGTAATCAATGCATTAACGAATGTATTGAGATAGGAAATATAAAGCAACAGATCACTCTTTGATAAATTAAAGGACGGCATACCTTGCAATGTAATTTGATTACTTGAAAATGTGATCTGATCGATAGTAGATCCAGATTGAGTGAATGTAATAGTTTGTGTTTGATCGACGATATCAAGTAATACGGTTGATTGTAACGCCATTATTTAATCCTTACGCAATATGACCATGCGCCGTAACCTTTACATTTATATTTACCCTCGCAGTCTTTTTTACCACATTTTTCGCAAGGATATTTAACTGGTTCACTTCCCTTTCCACAAAGGATATCGATTCTATTAAAATTATTTAAAATGATTATGATCCCCTATAATCCGTTGCGCGATAGAACAATTCTTCATTGCGGAGTGCCACCGGCTTTTGTACGCCAAGATTATCATTTAATATTCCTGGCACTTGGCGCTCTATAGCCTTATCATTCTCTAACACTTTATTTCTGTTTTCGTTCGAGTTCATAGTCATTGCACATCCTGAAAGTAAAACATTATTATCATAGCTTAATCCCACGCAATTCTAATAGCTCATCGATATAAGATTTGTAATTTGCTGCTGATGGAAAAGCAATCGTGCATCCATATATTCTCGATTTGTCCACCTTATCCTCATCTAGCACCTTTTTAAGTTCCACGCATACTAATAATCTATCTATTGCTCGTCCCTTACGATGCAATCTCAAGATCGCTTTATAGCATTCATTGTTTAATTCATCGGCAAATGCATCAGAAGGAACAAGGCGAACAATTTCATTAACTACATCCTTGTCTAATACTAAACAACATCCAATAATAGCTGCTTCTAAATCATATCCTGAATTTCGTATCATTTTACTTCCTTAATTAGTCCACCTAAATACTGTGTTGTTGGCAAACGGATCAACCTTGGGTTTGTCGGGAGTTTTGTTCGTCTCACCTGCAAACTTCATGCAGATATATTGTAGCGCATCATGACAGTTACTTACTAGTATACCATTTGCATAAAAACAGTGTGCATCTTCTATTGTTAAATCATATACCTTTTCTTGCATTTGAAACCGCTTTATTTGCACAAGTCTTAGAGCAACATTTTTTTCTGATGTATCTATCACATTCAAATTCTTTTTTGCATATTTTACATTTTCTAATTTCGTTATCAATTCCATCTTTTCTTCTTTGCACCGACTGACAATATGGCGAACAAAAACTTCTTTTATTAACGCCAATATAACGTTTAAATGATTTATTACATACGCTACATATGATTGAAATTTTCTTCCTCTTTTTCCAAGTTTCAGAACCATGCTTTTTATGCCATTGTAATCCTTCTTTTGATCCATGCCATTTACTTGCAAAATATCTGACATGTTCCATTTGTTTTCTTGCATTTTCTGGATATTTATTGAATCTTTCTTTTCCGTGGATGGAAGCATGTTTTGAAGCACTAATAAGTTGAAGGTTTTTAATGTCATTGTTGCTTTTGTCGTGGTCGATGTGATGAATGTGATGTTTTGGGGGAATTTTCCCATTATAAAATTCCCAAACATCTCTATGCATATATTTAGTTTTTCCAAACCTTTCGAAATTAGCTTTGTAATAACCTTCTGTTTTTTTGTAATATTTAATTCCATTAAATTCTTGGATTGGATGTTCTCTGATATTTCTTGGCAAAATTTATTATCCTTGACGCTAATCAATATATCACTATATTGTAATGCATCAGCCCGCAAAGTACCATTATTTGTTATAAAAGGATGATCATGGGTGCAAATAATTTTAGTTCCATTATTAAATATTAATTCTACTAATTCAGTAGATTCACTTTGCATGGTGGCAGTAATATTTTTATATCCTATTGATGTTAATACGTTATCCCCAACTTTTAAATCTTCAATTTTTATACCACCTTTATTAGTCGTGATTAATGTTTTTCCAATAAAACAGTGCGAATATTTATTTTTATTAGGCTTGTCTTGATATCGCTCATCACCTGATATGCTCATTCTTTTAAAATGATACCCGCTCATAAAACCTTTGCGTAGGGTTGGACATCCTTCCCTCGATACTATCATTGCAGGTTTTCCATCAACCATCAGATTAAGGAAATAACGCACCGAATTAATGCGTACATCAATATCATTGGTATGAGCGGGAGAAGTAGCAATCCCAAGATGATTAAGCTCTCCGATGCAAGAAAGCTCTTCCATGATGTCATCTCTAGCAGCACCTGATGGGTCTCCTTCTGATGCGCCCACTTTGTTATAGACGAAATCAATTGCTAATCTTGGAATGACAATGTTCTTTGCAAATGTTCTGATGCCGATATCTTCTGCCATATATTCTTTGAGGACTAGAATTTGTCCACGCGTTGTTAATTGTACGACAACGCAAGCTGGTGTTAATCCAAAGTCCCAGGCAAGATAGATAGGTTCGCCCTGTGCCGCTTCAATATGAGCAACAGAATGAATATCGTCATTGTATTCAGGATAGACGCGCTTACCAGATTCGACTAAACCATATCGACCGCAACAATAGACTTTAATGAACCCTTCACTTTGTTTTTCCGCTAGCTTTGGATAATAGGTAGTTGATAAGTGCTCGACATTATCAGCATGTGGGTTTTGAAGATAATTTCCATCGCTGTCTTTTAATAAGCCATCATTGTTCTCTAATAATCCCGAAGGCTGATGGAACACAGTATAGCTTTGGCTGTTTTCTGTTTCAAAATCTCGATAAATCCAATGATCTTCATCAGGAGGATTTGTATCAGCAATAATGCCAGACCAATGAGGGAGAGCACAAAATGACTTACTAGGGAAACGACCGTTAACACGACCTTTAAAATGCGATAATACATTTTGCGGAAGTTCAGATAGCTCATTTAGGTAAACGCCAGTAAGTTCGAGTGATTTGATCTTACGCACGTCCTCTGGTCGATCGAGTGCAATGAAGATGAGCTCAAGTTCAATGACGCCATGACCGTCGTTGAAAGTGTGTTCGTAAGTAAGCAATGGTTTTTGTCTCTTGCGTATATCGCCCAAATCTCCGAACCATTGGAGCCACGTGTTGAGGGTAGTGCTAACAAGTTCGCCAGACGTATTTCGGACGATTGCCCATCGTGCTTTGCGGCGGTTGTTGAACCAATAGGGCATTGTAGCTGCATGCTTAACAATGCGTTGGGCGCACATGGTGGACTTGCCTGATCCATAAGGGCCCATAACCAAATCCACGAAGCCAGTAGAGTCAATGAAACGCTTGCCAGTAGCAGAAGATATGAAGACTTTATCTTTCTCATTTCCATGAATTATCGTCCGTGATGCTTCAAATGTAATGTGCTTTTGTGTGCGTTTGTTATAACTGTCTTTTAAATCCATACAGATCTTAATCGCATCCTTTGTCGAAAGCTCATGTGACCTGTACATAGGATTTAGGCTTCTTCTTAGCTGGCTTGATATGCTCTTCTGTTGTTATTCTCATCCCACATTTAAGACACTCACGTCTACGCTCGACATGTTCTGATTTGTCATAGTTGGATCTAATCACATGCATATCAGGATATTTGCAACTTGGGCAGTCCATTTTGTCAACCTTGTCCGTAAGATTGTCAACTTTATCGTTTAGCGTGCAGCACCATTGACATAGCAACGCGAGGCTCACCTTTCTCGCCTATCTTGCTGTTTTTCTGTGGATAGCATGACTTAGGCGCTCGCACAAACTTTTGCGGGTAATCAATGCCGTGAATCCCATTATCCATTTCAAGATTACAACATTCCTGTTTCTCTTCTGGTTCTTTCATGGTGTTATTTCCTTATTTACGGAGTCCACGCAAAGTCTTGGCCAAATTCACTTGCTTTCTCATGCGAGGATTATTTGAGTGTGTCGCCTTTGCCATCTTCTTGGCAGGTATTTTTTTTCCCATTGGCACATGCAACTCTCGATGCAGTTTTCCTTTACTTGATTTAGGTAATGCTTTTTGTATCCATTTTTTAGCAGTCATGCTAATATTCCTTCATGAAAAAAATAGATAAGATTTGTCCTGTTTGTCATAATTGCCATTGTATTAGACATATTGAACTCTCAGGAAATCACAGATTACCTTCTTATCGCGGATCAGATTAATCGCACCCTTGATCCAATTCTTTTTCGGCTTGCCTGCCATAATTATCCCCTTTTCCACCTAATATTGGAATGACGGTATTCAATATCAAATCTTTAAACTTCTTGATCTCTTCGCTGTCATCGGCAAAGTCTTCACGACAAATCTTGCCTAACCACCAAGTAATAAATCTAGCTTTCTGAAAGTCATCGAAAGCATTTTCTGCTAATTCTACGACCACATTTGCTTGTTCACTTCTAATTTTGCACGATAACTGTGCCAAATCTGTGCTCAGTCCATTAGATTTATCTGAATCACCTTGAAACATCCAGTCATAAAATGTCTGTCTCGCGATCTCATTTAAATCTGCTACTTGACCTAATGAGCC